AAGTCTTGCTGTTATTTCTGTATATGCAAATATACCCATAGCAACGCCTATAATAATTCCAACCATATTTTTGATTGGCATAGCTACTGATGTATTCTCTGATATTTTCACATTGGCCTCACACAAAAAGCAAGTAATACAAAACCTAATATCAATATTCCTGTAAAGTAATAGTTCATTGTCCTACCCATAAATTATTTAGCTATCTTACCTTTATTAATTCCTTTTTTAATTACATATTGCTGTGTACCATTAGCACCATGTTCAACTTCTTTTTTTAAGTGTTTAAAAATATTCATTTCTTTTAACTTCTTTTCTGAGTGCTTTTTAAACGACTCTAAAACTTTAGTATCTCTCATTTCTTTTTCTTCTTTTTATCCTGAAACAGTTTGTCTATCAATTCTCCTACTTTGTCGAAGAAACCAAATACAGCAAATGCAATTCTATCAATCATATTTTAAAACCTTTTTTCCAAGATTGAACTGCCCAATATACAGGAGTTGTATTTAATTGTTTGCCTGATCTTCTAGCTTTAGCAAGTATTGGTCTAAATCTAGCCATAAATGATCTTTGCCTAGCTGGTATATTTTTTTTAATAGATAACTGTTTACTACCAAATCTAACTACTTGAACTCTGCCTGTTTTTCTATTTTTAACATAAACAGCAAATTTTTTAGAACCACTTGGAGTTCTAAATGGTTTATTTAATTTAACAGTTCTACCTTTGTATTTAGCCATAACGCATAAATATCATAGATGTTTTAATTTATCGAGTAATTTATACCATTGATCTTTGTACTTTTTGTCATTGGTCTTGTTATATAGATTAGCAAGACGATCTAGTTCTTTGGTTATCTTTTGAAGTATCTCTTTCGCCATTTATTGCATACATAAGTATCTCTAACACCTTGCGTTTTATAAATACCACAAAACATATTTTTTTGTGAAAACATACCACAATTTCCGCATGAGCCTCTACCTGATGATGGTCGATAATCTTGTGGCATTTGATACGGAATAAAAGTACCATCTTTATAAAAATTACCTCTTTTGAGCATCTTCAATAATCTTCCTAAGTTCTGTTATGCAGTTAAGAGTTTTATTTAGTTTTCCAAGTGCAATATCTCTTTGTTTCTTTACAAGTTCTAACTCAGCTTTTACTTGTTCAAATTGTTTATTTTCCTTGTCCACGATATTTTCCTTTTCCACGTTGTCTCCTTTTGTTCTTATTCATAGTTGATGTAATTGGTTTTCTACCAATAGAAGTTCCTTTTTCAGTTTTAGTATATTCAACAGTTGCACCAAATAGATTACCTTTTTTCTTTGCCATCTATTACTTCTTCTGCCTTTGCATCTATGATTAATGGTAATGGTTCAACAATACTTTGAGTTTCAATCTTATCTCGCATATTTAATTCGTTCTTAGAAAGCCAGATAAGTAGTTTTTCATTACCCTTGAGTGCTTTCTCCCACATCTTTTTTCTTAATGAAGCACGTCCTTTGTTTTTATTATCTGCAACTAAATCGGCATATCGTCTTTGCAACTGTCTAGCAGAAATTCCTACAACAGAACCTATCTCCTCTTGAGTGCAACCAATTTGTGAAAGTTTTGCGATAATATCTTCGTCTAGTTCTTTCTTTGGTCTTCCTATAGATTTTGTTTTAATTGTGGCATCTGCCTTATTTATGTCGTTTTTCATAATCTTATATTTCTACCTTTTTCATCTCTTTTATGCAACCAATAGGAAAGCAGTTTCTATCACTAAAGGTTTCTTCATCATAACTAGCAAATGTCCATAGATATTTTTTATCTTTATCAAAAACATATGCGTTGGTCGTCATTGTAGCTGGTTTCATGGCCTTAAATTCTTTTTCTGTAGCATGACCACTATCTCCACACGGATCGATCCAAGTAATTTCGTAAAAGTAGTATTTTTTGTTGGAAATTGAAATGTGGCGAAACTTTGACTTTTTTTTAACCATTAATGTTTTTTATGATTATCTGATTCTACTATTGCTTTGTAAAATTCAAGTTGCATTTTTAAAACTCTATTTTGTACACTTAATGCAATTATTCGTTTTCTACAATATCTAAATATTCTCAGGATAGATTTCATTGATATTCTTTCAAAGGTTCATCTTTCCATTTGTGTCTTAAATATTTTTTTCCATCTTTTTGCAGAATATCGTGGTTATTCCATTCTCCTACTACTTTATACCCATTATTCACATTCTTATCTTTGCTAGACCTAGTATTTAGTAATTGTGTATTGATATTGTGTATTGACACTTGTTGCGATAGGTGGGCTGTAGGTGGTTGTTCGTTATCCACATACTGATATTTGTCGTAATTTATAAGGTTTATTATCGTTACTTTTCGGCTAGGGTGGTTGTTGCTGGGCTGTAGCTGGGCTGTTCTAGTGCCTATCATTTTTCTACGCACAAGACGTAGTATGAAAGACCTCATTTCAGAGTAAGTCATACCAAATCTTTTAGCTGTAACTCGTAAAGGCATAATAGCTTCGCCTCGTTTTATAAAAACATCAGTTCCTAAAAACTTCAAAGTTGTATCTCTGTGTGATGCAGATGATATGAAATATATCCAGCAACTAGCCTGTAATAAGTTTTTAAATATTGGGCTTGAATATATATCCCTATATAAAATAAAATACCCACGTTTTTTAGACATTTTTACTCTCTTTCTCAATCATTTCGATTAATTGTTTTTTTGTATATCTATTTAATAAAGTTTTAATTATATTTATGGTCTTTTTTTGTTTCTCGTATTCTCTTGCACGATTACCAGATACAACGTGCAAATGTTCTTCTCTCATTTCAGCCATTATTCTCTCCTTTAAAAAAATCGTTAGCTTGTTCTAAGTTTTGTATTTCCCTTAAAGTTTTTTGTAACATTTCGTGTTCAGTTCCATACATAGACTCAAATTCTTGTTTTGAATTATGAATACTGAATTGTCCTTGATGATGGTCGTGGCAAAGTGGGATAGTTTCGTAGTGGCTCGATCTATTGCCTATTCCTAGCCCAATTGGACGTATGTGATGCACGTTGGCTGGTCTTTGACATACCAAGCACCCTAAACTAGCAACCTTGCTCATATGCTCTCTCTCGGCTTTTGTTGGTGCTTTTTTCATATTAACAACATTTGTGTACTAATTTTTGTATTATTTTCATATCTTATATTTTTAAATTTGGGATATGGCTGAGTTTTAAGTTTTAAATGTTTTAAAAAATTTCTTTTATCTTTTTTATCACAATAAATGTAAATATATCTATGTTTTCCTTTAATGTGTTTTTTTTTTAGTTGTAATTTTTTGACTATTTCTTTTACATCTGGAACTAATTTATAAGATGTCATAATATCATCATATGAATTATCAAAACCTAATATTTTTTTTAATTTTATCCAATCATCTACACTTGGAAAACTAAAGCCTTTATCTGTTCTAAACCAATGTCCAGCAGTATCTTTGTAATTAAAAATTTTATCTATTTCTTTTAATGTGTAATTTCCTTTATGTAATTTTAAATAATTAGCTATTTTAATTTTATCTATATTATCTTCGTTATTTCTTCTTTTAATTAAATTAACTTTTAATTTATTGTTTTTTTGATAATGGCCAATATTTCTAAAATGAAATTCTTTTCCATCTTTATCTAAAAATTGATGTGTATTAAGACTTGTTCCTGTGTAAATAAAATTTGTAGCTTGGTAAATGTAACCACTATGATTCATATTAGGGTCAGCAAAAGATATAATTATTTTAGGTTTTGGTAAATTTTTAATTGCCTTTGACACAAATCTACTTAAAGTATTTTTTGGTAAATTTTCATTAATTATAAGTCTATTTAATTCCAATACCATTTTACTAAATTCTGAACCACATATACTATT